GAAGGTCCTACATATGGAAATGCTCAGGTTGGTCTTCTTGCTATGGCCCAAAGACTTGAAACTTTCCGAAGAGAAGTTGCACACTGGATTGAAGAACAACTTTTCAAACAAGTGGCTATCTGGAATGGTTTTGTAGTTGAAGGCGAAAGAGGTCAAGATGAAATTATCTATCCTACAATTAAGTTCGACGATCTACAATTAAGAGACGATACCGGAAAGCTTCAAATGCTTGTCACTGCCAATTCAAATGGAGTTATTTCTAATATGACTCTTATTGAATCTTTTGGACTTGACCCAGATCAGGAAATTGAAAGATTAAGATTTGAACAAGGCTCAGGTTTTGTAAATAATCCTAATATTGCGAACACTGACATGCTTACAGGATTTTCTTCAGGACCAGTGACAGGACAAGGATTTACTGGTGGTGGTCCTGCTATGCCTGAATCTGGTATGGGAATGGGTGCTCCAGATATGGGAATGGGAGCACCACCAATGGGAGCTCCAGCACCTCCTCCAGCAGCACCAGCCCCTGGACCAGCACCTACCGCTAAAACTAAAACAGAAACTTATAGATTAGCTTCCAACGTAATTAATGAAATCTATAATGATAAATTAAATTGGCATCTTAAAGATTCTAATCAAAGACTAGCTTCTGTTAAATTTAAATCTGTTGCTCATGAACTCTTTCTTAAATCTATTACACCAGTGACAGGAAGAGGAAACTTAGGAGCATTACCAGAGAGTTATGATGGCTTTGGAAATAGCCTAAGAATTGCTGAATTTGGTGGAGAATTTTCTTTCCCAGTTAATTATGAAGCAAATCAAGTTTTTTCATCCTGGCAAAATTCTGAAGATGAAACTGTCCGATATAGATACGCTAAAAAGAAACTAAATAGACCTCAAGCACAAATGTTCACAAGTCTTGAAAAATCACTTTATAGCATGCTTCTTTCTATGAATCTTCCTTTTGCAATCTATGGACAATATTTAGCTGGACCTACAATGGATTATCAACTAGATGCTGCTATCCCAGAATTAGGCATTGCAATTGAAGCCGATGGAGAAATTTGGCACAACAATCCTGAAAAAATTGCTAGAGATAAAAGAAGAGATATTGAACTTTCTGCTAATGGATGGACAGTATTAAGATTTACTGATAAAGAACTAAAAGAACATTCACAAGATGTTATTAATGTAATTTCTCAAGCTATTAGAAAAAAATTAGGTAACTCTAATACGACAGAAGAATTTGTTTAAATCTGTACAAATAACAGGAATTTAGAGGCAAATTCTAGAACAGAAATTAAGACTAGTCTCTGATCGGAGAATTATATTATATGCTTAAGTTTGCCAAAGGTGGAAGAATTACAATTGAGAGTTTTCTAGATATTAATGATAGAGAACTTGTAAAAGAACATCTTCTGAAAACAGCTTCTACAAATTTCAGAGAAGCTGCTAAAATTGGCCTTCAATCACTCTATGCAAATCCTGATGATGTTTTCAAAAAATATAAAGATTTCGATATCGTTAAGGAAATGCAATCTCGAAAGGGTGCAAAACTTCTTTGGGTTCGTGCTAGAGCTATCGATGCAGATGTAGTAAATGCAAATGGCGATTACTTTAGCAAAGAAGAATTATTAAAAGAAGTTGAAATTAAAGGCGAAAATATCCCTTCCTATAAAACTTTCGAAGGCGTTCCAATCTATACAAACCATAAAAATGATGACATTGAACAAGCTAAAGGTATGGTTGTATATGCAGAATGGGACGAGAAAGAAAATTGTGTTTACTGTACCTATTTTGTAGATGAAGAAGCTTATCCAGACATTGCAAGAAATATCAGAACCGGAGTAATCCATGATGTTTCTATGGGAGCTTCTGTCGAATATGGTATCTGCTCTAATTGTTCAAATAAAGCCTACACTGAAAAAGATTACTGCGATTGTCTTAAAAAGTGGAAAGGCAAGAAACATCCTAGTTCTGGAAAGCACATCTACGAAAAAAACTATGGAGTTAAATTTATTGAACTCTCATGTGTAGGCGATGGAGCTTTTGAATCTTGCGAAATCGAAGAAATTTACGATGTAGACGAAATTCTTCAAGCTGCTGGACAATTAGAAAAGAAAGCTAACGAACTATACAAAAATATTACCGTAGCATTTCATTTAAACGAATCTCCTGAACATCAACAAGCTCTTAAAACAGCAAATCATACTGTTAATACTGCAGTCAGATTAGCACAAAGCGCTGGAACTCTTGTAGGTGGACAACTTTTAGCACAGCCAGGATCAGGGCAAAATGCTACTGTTTCAGCTGTTATGCAAGCTCTAGGAATCGACCCAAGAGCTGGCTTAAATATCTTAGACTTGATTAACTTATCACTAAATTTCCTAGAAGTTGCTGTGATGAATATGTTCTCAAGAAAAGATAATATCGATCTTGCACATGTAGGTAAAATTACTAAGTCTATGGCTGATCTTCAATCTACAATGCAAGATATTATTGATGATGGTGTTGATACTGGACAAACCGCACAACAAAGACCAATCAATCAAGCACAACCTGCAGCTCCTCAACCTCAACAACCACAACAGATGGCTAATTTAAACTATACATCTGCTGGAAATGTTGGAAGAATGCTAGAACCTGCTGTAATGATGGGTGAACCTATTGGAGGAGGCATTGCAACTGCTTCTGATAATAATGGAATGTTAGTATGGGCATCAAAAGATAATAGAAGAGAAGTTTTTGCTAGTACAAATAATACTAGAAAATCGAAGTTTGAAAGATTAGCTGAAGGCATTTTATCTTTCAAGTCTTCTTTAGTTAATGATGATTTAATTAAAGAGGCAACTAATAGCGTCATTAGATCTGCATCTGGACGCAATACAAATATAAAAACAAATGCGCCCCTATATGACAGGGCGGAGGGAAAAAATCAAATGGATCATTTTGCTAAAATTGCGTCTGAACAACGTAAAAGAACAGCATCCGCCGTCACCATTGATTTTAAAGTTGAAGATGGGGCTGGAAATAGAGTTGTTTTGTCAACAGATGGTTCAATTTCTGGCTATCATAACAATGTTAAAATTGATTGGGAACCAGTACTTACTGAGAATGCTCTAGTAATGATGGAATCTGGACAAGGCACTAAGGTTGCTTCTGAATTACTTAAAGACTTAAATAAATTTGTTAAGACTGCTTTGCTTGAAACAACTACAGACAGAAGTGTTAAGGAAGTTGAATTAGAGAAGCTTAGAACTAACAAAGAATATAAAGCTATGAATGAAGAACTCGGTGGTGCTAACGCTGCTGAGTACGCAAGAAAAAACCCATCGGGCGATAAAATCAGAGAAGAAGAATTAGCTGGATCTTACTATAGTGGTAGATCTGAAGCAAATGTTGAAGTTCTCGAAAAGCAATTGGCAGACGCTGGACTTTATGCTAATAAGGTTAAGGACGAAGAAGTTAAGGAAACTCTTTCGGAATTAGTCGCTAAGGTTAATAAGGGTGTTCTTGATGGCACTCTCGAAGAAAGATTGTCCAAGTGTAGAACTCATGGCTCCGCAGATGCTGAAACAGTTATGGTTACCGCAGTTAAGGCTCTTGCTAAGGCTGTCGTTTCTGCAATGGTTACTCCTGATGAAATTATGGATTCTGCTGGAGTATTAGCCCAAGAACCACAACTTCCTGAAATGGTTGAAACATCCGCTCTTGGTACAGATATCAGAGCTAAGGAAGATGCTAGATCAGATTTCTTTAAGGAAGAGAAGGAAGTTAAGTCCTCTACAACAGCTATCCTTGAAGAACTTGGCGATGCTGTTTCCCAAGGTTCTATCACTGCTGCAGATTTATCAGAAGCCCTTAAGGTTGCTGTATCTGAAGGTGAAATTACCAAGGAAGGTGTTACAAGATTCGCAGAGCTTCTTATGGCTGACATTCAAGATGCTGCTGTAGATGGAATGAATGCTTCCCCTTCCAGAGCTGAAGAACTTAAGGCTGCACTCTCCAACGCTGTTTCCGAAGATGATGAATTAATCTCTAAGGAAGAACTCCAAGTTGCACTCGCCTCTATGGGAACTGCAGCTAAGGACACCGGCGCTACACCTGATGAGATTGTTGATGAAGTTGCTGGCATGGATGAGAATGTAATGAAAGCTCATATTAATCATGCTAAGACTGCATCCGTTTCCGAAGCTAGAGCAAAGACAAGAGCTAGAAGACAATTCTGGGGACAAAGATTTGCATCCAAGCAGACTGTTACACAAAATTTAATGGGATGGTTCGCTGACTATTCTGAAAATTATAACATCAAGACTTCTGCCCTTGTAAGAGCTGCTAAGAAACTTGTTGAAGAGCCAGCTGTAGCCGAAAAGCTTATTTCTAAGGCTATCACTGCTCAACAAAATGCAGAAAAGACAGCTGCTATGAATATTACACAAGAGAAATTTGAAAGTGTAAGATTCTATTGCTGTGTTGAAGATCTTGGTGGAATTAAGCCTTCTGATGATAATTTTGAAGAAGCATTTAAAAATAAGGCAATTGAAGTATTACAATCCAAGGGCTTTACAGTAGATCCAGGAACATTTGCTTTCACTGATCTTTCAGTTACCGAAAATGGTGATGTTACTGCAACTGTTTCCTCAAGAACAACTAAAACATTTAAGGCAGATGAAGTAGATACAGCTTCTGAAGATATGATGCAAGGAACAGAACTTAATGGTGAAGATGTTCCTGTAATTATGACTGAAAATGCTGTTGTAGCTGCTAAGTCTTTACGCTCCCAACTTCTCCAAAGATATGCACAAATGGCCGGAATGGGCGCTCCTGCTCCTCAATCTCCTGCTCCTGGGCCTGTAGATGCTGGTGCTGGCATGGATATGGCTAATCTTGGTGGTGGAGATTTAGGTCTCTCCGCTATGACTGCTGATGACATGGCAGAAGATGAAGCACCTATGGATGATGCTCCTGCTGGCGAAAAAGCTCCTTGGGGATCTATCTGTCTTGTTTGCGGATCTAAGAATGTTGACATCGATGTTCTTGATGATGCAAAGTGTAAGAAATGTGGTGCTAGATATAAGATTACACAGACAATTGAACTTCTTTCAACTGGTGATGGTGAGGGTGGAGAAGAAGCCCCTGAAGCACCAGCAGAAGCTCCTGCCGGTGATCTTGGCTTAGGACCTGATATGGGATTAGGCGCAGCAACTGCACCTGCTCCAGCTGTTCCTGGTATGCCAGCTGCTCCAGCTCCTGCAATGCCAATGGCTGCTGCAAGAGGCATGTTCAGATTGTCCGCAACAGTTGATCCAGATCCTTATTTAAGAGCTGCTTCTGCAGATTTTGATAGAACAAAGGAAGCAAGATTACCAGTTGGTATGATTTGCCCAGCTTGTGGAAATAGACATGCAAAT